TGGCGTTGTTTCTGGAATAGCCCTATCTCCTGCAAGTTGCTCATAAATTTCTCTAGTTATTAAGCCTTGCGTAAGTAATTGAAACGGGTTCAGATTCTCTGGAACAGTTATCACCTGACCAGTAGGCAAAGTAATTTGACGAACACCTGTTCCAGTACCACCATAATCACCACTTGAAGCTGCACTGCCTGATGTAGTTGTTGTTGTAGTAGGTCTTCTAGGTGCACCACCTCCACCTACTTCTTGTTCTAAAAGAACTGGGGTAGTGTGCATTGGCCCCTGCATCTCAATTCTGCCTTCTGGGGTTTCATAAATTGGACTATAAATATAATCTTCGTCCTCGTAGTCTCTTCCCATTTCGGAAGCTCTACCAGCAATTTGGCCTAAAATAGAGGGAAGTCTTTGCAAAGCTCTCCTCCCAGCGCTAAAGTCAGGATCGCCTCCAAAAAGACCTAAGTTAATAAAAAACTCGTCTTCGTCGTATGGACCCACGTCCATCTCTTCGCCAAAATATGCCATTTTTTATCCTTTTAGTGTAGTGCTACCCAAGATCCGTTAGCGTAACCGTAGAACTTGTTTACGCTTGTGTTGTAAATCATCTCGCCATTAGTGGGGGACGAGATAGCGTTCATTTCTGTGGTATTCATGCGAGGCATAATGACACCGCTAGTTGTCGAACTAATCTCAAGAATAGAATTTGGTGACCCTGTAGTACCAATGCCAACATTTCCAAGGGCGTCAAGACGCATCCCATTGCCACTAGTTTCAAATCTCAACTCGAAGCCAGATGCATAAATTCTTCCATGTGATGATCCACTATTGTAAAAATTTAATTGAGGTCTAGATGTTGCTGTATCATTTATGATAATTTCAGCGCCGCTACCTGACACCTCAAGTGCAGAATTAGGTACCGTAGTCCCAATGCCTACGTTGCCCGTGTTGTAATAGATATCTGACCCAGATGTCGTCCATGGACTCGAGGAAGCGTTAACCCAATTAGTTCCTGTACCCGTAGATGAAAGGATTTGTCCTGACGTTCCTGCATCTCCAGCAGAGTCACGCAATGCACCAGTGGCACGGAAATCGCCGTTTACATCCAGCTTGTAAGAAGGTGTATCATCGCCAATACCTACGTTTTGAGATTGGTCTATAAACAATCCAGATGTTCCAACACTCCCAGCACCAGCTCCGCCTGTAGCAATCCTCAAAGCACCATTTTCAGGTGTAATAAGTTGAACAGATCCAGTGTTGTCTGCCAGCTCAACGTAAGCCGTTACGTCCGTAGACTCAAACAACGCTACTTGATTGGCAGATCCAGAATTTACGTCTAGCTTGTAAGAAGGAGACGCAGTCCCAATACCTACACTATTAGCAGACGCATCTACAAACAATGTGCCTGAGTCAAAGTTAACATCATCGGAGGCTGTGAGGGTGGTAAATGCTCCAGCTCCAGTTCCATCTACCTTTGAATCAGCGTAAGCCTTTATGCTTTGCTGGGTAGCTAATGAAGTAGCGGAGTCAGAGACCATGTTATCCTCATCCAAAATAGTTACTTCAGCAGGTGCAGCAGAACTGCCAGAAACATTGCCAAGAACAGTAAGGTTAGTAAAATTTTCTATCTTAGCCTTAGTAACATTGCTGTCTATAATCTTAGCAGTGCTAACTGAGTTCGATGCCAATTTAGCAGTAGTAACTGCACCAGTAGCAATCTTGCCAGTATCAATCCCTAAATCCTTAACAATAATTGCCCCAGATCCAGCCAACTGAGTAGAGATTGAGTCTACTGCTCCTGAAGCAAATACAGCATCATTAACTGCATTGTTTAAAGAACTTGCTGTTACCTGATCTCCGTTAGCAAATGTGTTTCCTGTTGTAAGTACTGCCATTATTCTGCCTTATCTAAACTTCTAAATGATGTAGCTCCAGCTACCTTTAATGCTCTTAATCTAGGTCGTCCCTTAGTTGTCGTTAATTTAAACTGTAATCCGTAAGCTCTTCTGTTTCCGAATCTGCCCCTTAATGAGACATCTTCGTCAATAGCAAGAGGAGATCCGTTAAGATCACTAATGCTGCTTAGGTCTATTATATCATCTATATTTTCTGTGATTGCCTGCAAATCTCCATCTGAAGTATTATCTTCACTGGACTGAATATGCAAGTCGAAATTGTTCCATTTCTTCCTATCTAAAGAATTAAGATTAAACATCCTGGTAATAACTGAAGAGGAAACTTGAGAATTAGCAACGGTACCACCTACTTGAACTATGTACAAATCCCTATCGTCAGATCTAGATTCGTACCTATGAACTCCACCATTACGGTTTATTGCGTACACTGAACGTTTATCTCCTTCACCAGCAACAGTTAACTCACTGTACTGCCACTCAGGGTCGCTTATACTGTCTATAGATTCCCATTGCTTGTTAAGAAAATTGTAAATAAGCAAAGCGTTATTAGTGGTGCTATCATCAAGTGGAACAGCTAAGTAGTACCTATTATTGAAATAAACGGACTTAGCTTTGCTTGCGTACTCCTTGTTAATTCTCTTAATAGTGCCTTCAATGGAAGCTGACAGTGGAACATCTTGTCCTCTAAGGTTGTACAAATCAATAAAGTCTAGTCCATAAACTCCATTGTCGGACAAGAATATCATACTGTTGCCTATCTGCTGTATGCTATCCCTGGCTAAACAACCAACCTCGTTAGTAATTAACTGAGATACTGAGCTTCCTAAATCTAAACTGTTAGCAACAATATGTACACTATTGCGATTAAAGACAACCAACTTGTCATCCGAAAAAGAATGAAAGCCTACAATAAAATCAGCAGCGCCAGCATTAAATCTAAACTGCCCGTAAATTCTATCGTAAGTATCTGCATCTAGTATATCCGAAAACAATGCTTCATCAACAATGTTTCTGTTAGTAATTGTCGCTGATCCAGAGCTTCCTGTTACATCGTACTGGTACGGTACAACCAATCTACGCTGATGGTAAACTCCAAACTCGGGAGCAGGCATATGAGTAAACCCAAGCCCTTGAGATGTTTTCTTACTGTAATGATTGTTGTGAGAAGATTGGTCGTCGTACTGAGCGTAAAAAGTAAACGTGTCAGCATCGGGAACACTGGCAATAGTATAGGAATCCCCGACTACTAGCTGGTCAGAAGACTCAATTACAACAACTTCTTCACCAACAGATAATCCATGAGCAGTAGCGGTTACGGTAACTACACCATCTGAAATAACAGTATTATTTCCACCGTCTCCTAGTCTAACTGGCTGAGTATAGTCTCCATTTCCAACAAGAGAAAATGTAGGAGAAGAAATATCCCCATCCCACTCTAAAGCAATGTCTCCCTTACGGAAAATGTACAACTTATTAAAGGCTTGAATTACTGTGCTTCCTTCGGGAACAGTTTCTCCAGCAGGATAAGTAAGCGTTTCAGTGGTAGCTCCTGAATCAGCAGTCTTAACAAGAACAGTACTGTTAGTGGCTACACAAGCTACATAGGATTCAGAATCATTATTAGGATCTGAGAACTCGCAAGAAGCTTCAATAAAGTTACCAGCGGTAGCGTCTAGCTTCATTCCAGTAACAGTCATAGTTCCAGTGGGAGTGCTGTCTAATCCAGTTACAGTGTAGGTAATAGTATCGGTATCAACTACTGTAGCAATGAAATTGCCATTAGGACTTATTAAACCAGAGTAACTTAAGCCACTAATATTTACCCCTGTGCCATCAACAATCCCATGAGCAGATCCAAAATCTACAGTAATAACATCTCCAGATCGGCTATAAGAACTAACAGCAGGAATTGATTCGTACAGATAAAACGGTAACGTAAAAACGCCAGCAGTAAACGGAGATGAAAATAACTCAATACCTTTTCTTGGTTGCCACTCTCCGTTCAAATCCATACGGCCATTATTAGATTCAGTCAAAATACCTGGACGCAACTGATCTGGCCTTAACTTATTGTTAAAACCTGTAAACCCTTGGTCTAGATCCTCTTGAATCCGGTTATCTAAATTTCCGTATGAACTGTACCTTGCCATCTAATATTTGCCTTTTCTGCTTTTAGGAGAACTCTTAGTGCTTCCACCCTTGCCTGCCCACAACTCGGTACAGGCTAAGTGTCTAGCTGTTCCAGGTTTTGCTGTGCTGCACTTATGTCTAGCCTTAAAAGATCTTCTAGCTGCATCAGAATAGTTATGCCCGTAGCCAGTAGCTCCTGCATGGACAAGCTTACGCTTACCATCTATGCAGTACAGCTTCATTATCTTTTTACCAGGACGAGTGCTTCTTTTCACTTGCCCACAACTCATTGATGCTTTAGGACTTTTTGCCACGTCTTACTGCCTTTACTCTTCTTGGTTTACCTGCTGGTTGTCCCAGACGTTTCTTCTGGGCTATCCTTGACCGCTTCTGTGATGCAGTCATTTCTCCTGCTGTGACTGGTGTACGGCTGCTGACACGCTTTGAAGGACGACAGTAGGGCGTACCCCTACTTTCTCCCTTACGGCGTCCACAGGGCTTTCCAGTGCGTACATCCACCCACTTCTCCTTGAACCACCGCTTGAGGTCAGATCCTGCCTTTGTCTTCCGTACAGCCATTATTTCTTCTTACGCTTTCCCCAGTTGGCAGC